CCTTGCGGGGCCCTCGGGCGCAGTGCAGTTCATCCTCTCCCTTATGAGTGTGCAGTGCATACTCGTTCTGGGAGTTATGTCCGGCATTATGCCGGCGGACCATAAAGGAGCGTGGTGCCCTTTGCCAAGTAAGACGAGAAAGAGAGGGATCCCAACTTTGGGTCCTGACTCGCTCTACCGTAACCAGACAAGGTTCCCTCCTGGTCTTCCCACCGAATCGGTGACGAAGAACCAGTGGGCCGGGTCTGCTATGGCAACTACTTGGAAAGGGACTCAGCTTACTGAGTCGGAAGAGCACCCAGGATGGCGTCGCAATATGCGCGCCAACCAGGATGTTGGTGGCAACTTTTATACTCGAAAGACGTATGTCCCAAGTGAAATATCTTTGGGAAACGTCCGCTTCGAGAATAATGCTGCCGATGGTAGCTATATTCGCAGGTACTATTCAGGACCTGTGCTACCAGCTGGACCTAACGTTATCACCTCGTTCCCCGTTAGCAACGAAAGCAGCTATGCTGCTCTAGAAGCCGCGGGTGCAACGGCAGTGTCGCGTTGTAGTCCAACCAATGCCCTCGCCGATGCTTCCGTCTTCCTTGGCGAATTACGCAAGGAAGGTCTACCTAAAATGGTAGGCCTAGCTCATCGCGAAAAGGTGGATCTCGCTCGTAAGAGCGGATCCGAATACCTTAACGTGGAGTTTGGATGGAAGCCGATCATATCGGATATTAACAGCTTTATAGCTGCTACCCAGCGAGTTGATGACTATTTGTCACAGCTCGAAAGGGATGCCGGTAAGGTCGTTCGGCGTAAGTACTTCTTCCCACCCGAGAAGAGTAGTTCGACCACCACAATTCTTACGGGCGTCGATCCGTTTTTAACGGTCGGCGCGACGTGGAATGTGACTGGTAAGACTACTCCCACGGGCCAGCTACTGCGGACTAGGGAAACCTATAAGCAGCGCTGGTTTTCTGGAGCATTTACCTATCCGATGCCTCCTGGACTTAGGTCCAGGGATGCGTTGGCTGGTTATGCTGCCAGAATGAGGTACGTATACGGATTGGATTTAACTCCTTCCGTAATATGGAACCTCCAACCGTGGAGCTGGGCTGTCGACTGGTTTTCCAATGTTGGGGATGTTATAAATAATATCTCCAATTGGGCCGTCGATGGTCTGGTTATGAGGTACGGGTATATCATGGAGCAATCATATGTCCGTGATACCTATACCTACTCGGGGGAACCGACGTTTCAGGTTTCCTCGAGGCCAATACCTCTAACATTCGTCACTGAGACGAAGATACGGAGGCAGGCTAACCCCTTTGGGTTCGGCCTAACTTGGTCGGGTCTTAATGCCCGCCAGTTAGCCATCCTTACCGCTATTGGTATTACCAGTAAGCGATAAGGGATGAGCTGTATTAGCCAAAACGCCAATGGGAGCTCTAACCAGGCTCCTAGGAGTGATGCCCATGTCGTTCACCGACCCTCTGTCCGTTACCATTTCGGGTACCGCGATTTCGCTCCCGCGCATCAGCGTGGGGGACGATAAGAGCGAATACCAGTCCGGTGACGGATTGACCCATGTCGAGGCGTCCCACCTTTACAAGGCGGACCGCACTCGCAGGGTGATCAGGATCGACACCGCAAAGATCACCGCAGATCCGTTCCGACCTTCCGAGAATCGGCAGGTCGGTATGTCCAACTACGTCGTGTTTGACACGCCGAAGGTTGGGTACACGGCCGCGGAGGCACTGGCAGTTTGGGTGGGCTTCAACACCCTCCTTACCGCCACGTCCAACGCGATGATCTCCAAGCTTCTCGGAGGCGAGTCCTAAAAGGACTCGAAGCCGATGGCAGGGAGGCATTCTGATGGTGATCCGTATCGTCAGAAGAGCAGGTAGACCTTGGCTCATCGCCGAGGTTCCCCTGATCGTCGTTCTAGGAATGGTATTCCTGGTCGACGTCGCTATGATTTCCACTTCCGTCATGTTGCTAGCAGAAAACTGCTGGTTACAACGGTCGTGTTAGTCAATGCGCTCTATCTGGCGGGTGAAGCCCTCTTCGTCAAGGCTGGCTTATGCCAGTAGATGAGGAGGGAGTGAATCGACTGGTCGTATACATTCAACACTTCCCTGAAGGGAGGATCGCTCGCGATTCTCGCCAACAGGTCGTTGTGAATGTATGGCCGGCTGACAAACCGACCCTAGCCGAGAAGCTCGTTACGCAAAAATTCATTCATGTTCTAAAAGAACTGAGGAATGTTGCTAATGAGTTCCCTGGCTAGACGTCCATTCGGGCGTCTACGTAGTAAATCCAAACCAACAGCTCGGGACTCCGAGCAGGAAGTGATCGATATGAGTGATCATCACCAGCTCTGGAGCGACAAGCTGCAGATGCTAATCACGAAGTGCCGGGTAAACCCCGGATACTTCGAGCAGCACGTCGTGGAGTCGGACCTCTCCATCATGGAGTTGTTCGACTACCCCGAGGGGTACCACCGGTTGATGAACCGGCTCCCCTCGAGCGACCTGCTGTCCTTCCAGGACTACACCTGCTCCCTCCTAGAGGAGGGGCACTTGGTGTGGTCCTTGGAGACGGACAAGACCGTCATGAATGACGGTAGGTTCGTCTCAGAGGAGTAGCACTGAAGGATCGCTACGTAGCACGACGACAGGGCTAGGGATCCCATACCCCCCGAAAGGAGGCTGGGTGAAAAGCCTGACGTCACTCTGGTCCATAACGGCTAAAGAATTAGCCGTTAGATGTTGCACTAGCGCCACTCGCGACATAACAACTGTCGTGAGTCGGTACGAACACGAGGGGTTATGGTTTTTAGCCGTAACCCTGGCAGACCTTGGAAAGGCCATCGAAAAATGGCTTGACCAAGGTTTTGTCGGTCCTTCGTCTGACGTCCCGAAGTTCAAATGGGATGTCAGGCTAGGTCGCCCCCGATTTCTCGGAGGGTTCCTTGACCGTGTGTTCGAACCAGGTAGTGGCGTACTCCTGGATGATCCCGACATTGAGGCAATCTATTCCTTACGTCAGTTAACACTGATGTTCGGAAAGATCGAGCTTCCCACTGATCCTCGGAAACGAGGTCGGGCCCCGGTGGTAACACCGAGGCGGGAGGCCCGCGCAATGAAGGGTTTCGTTCAGTGTGAGCAGGACGTCAAGGTGTCAGATTCCTTCCTTGATCCTCAATTTATTGAGGATTTTAAGAGGGTCTCTGGCATGCTTTACGGTGAAGTCTTCGATAAACTGGAGAGAGATCTCCAGTTTGGAAGACTCATCCCTAAGCATGGCCCAGGCGCTGTCGCAGATCGGCTTACTAGTAATAGTAAGTTCAATCTGCGAACCTGGACTACCCGTCTTCAGTCAGCAGGAATGCTGGCTGAAGAATTCCTTATCGCTAACCCGAAACCTGAAAGGGTTTCAACGTTGCGTGAGGAGTTGACTGTCCTCGAACCCGGAGCGGAGATGCCCGTTAGGGTCATCGTCGTTCCTAAAACGCTCAAGACACCAAGAGTGATCGCGATCGAGCCAACTGCGATGCAATATGCGCAGCAGGCTTTAACGCGAGGACTCCTATCAGCTATTAAGGAGGATGGTTTCCTCTCTAGCTGTATCGGAACCGATAACCAAAATCCTAATCGGAGATTGGCTCGGATAGGATCCCTCAGCGGGGACCTTGCTACACTCGATCTGAGTGAAGCTTCCGATCGTGTCTCGAATCAGCATGTACTCGCCTTGTTCGATGGATGGCCTGGTTTGTCTCAGGCTATTCAAGCGACTCGGTCGAGGAAGGCTGACGTTCCTGGCCATGGCGTTTTACGCCTGGCCAAGTTCGCGTCTATGGGTTCAGCTCTTACCTTTCCAATCGAGGCGATGGTCTTTTTGACCATCATCTTTCTCGGAATTGAGCGAGAGCTGAGTGCTCCACTGGTCGCAGAAGATCTTTCGAAATTCTGCGATCGGGTGCGGGTCTTTGGGGATGACTTGATTGTCCCCAGAGACTACGTGCTGTCCGTGTACGACGAGCTGCATACTTTTGGGTATGTAGTTAACGCCGGCAAGAGCTTCTGGACCGGAAGGTTCAGGGAGTCTTGTGGAAAGGAGTACTACGACGGGCATGACGTTTCAATCGTCAGAGTCCGTCGCGTTCTTCCAACTACACGGCAGGACGCAAATGGAGTGATATCAGCAGTTAAACTGCGTAACCTAGCCTACTGGGCTGGGTTGTGGCAGACAACTCGCTGGTTGGATGACCATATAAGGAGAGTGTTAAAACACTTTCCGAACGTGGCTCCAACTTCTCCATTGTTGGGCAGGGAGTCAGCGTTGGGTTATGAATTCCAACGCCTTCACCCGAATACGCACAGCCCCCTAACCAGGGGCTATTATGTGCGCTCCCAACCGCCGAGCGATAAGCTCGACGGGGAGGGTGC